ATGGCGCCGGCAGAAATGTTAAAGGCCACTGGGGGTAAGCCGGTGGCCTTTGGTACGTTTCCCGACCGCTTACGGCAAGCAGGCCAGAATCAACTCAATAAAGGCGACAATTGCCTTCAGAGCGATGACAGCGATTTGAAGAAATCCCTTCATCCGTTTACTCCATTACTGGAGCGCGGCACCACCGTTAAAGCCCTTCCACTGCCTGGTTAACGGTGTTGCATTGTTAGCGGATGCGTGACGCGCTCTGGTTGGGACTCTGGATCAGCACCACCCGTATCCAGCCAGGGCTTGAACACGTTGTTGCATGCCTGCGTTGTGTCAGAGCGCAACACCCACTAACGCCGCGATTATAGAAGCATCAAAAGGATAATCAAAGGGCTGGAGTAAATAACGGGCAAGAAAAAAGCCCGACTGGTGAGGTCAGGCTTTTTTTCTTTGGGCGCTTAAAGTGATGAATCTCTGTTCAGGGGAATGAGCCCCAACCAGAGCGCGTCACGCATCCACTAACGAAAACTAGTTTAGCCTCAACAAGCCTCAATGGCAATTAGCGATCCACTAAGCCCCACTACAGCATTGAAAAGGATTTCAGTTTTCTGTGTTGCTAAGTACCTGTAATAAAACATATCAATCAAACTCATCGCGGCACCGCTTTTACGTTATTTTTCACGTAAAGCGTCACGACACCGCGCCCCGTCTGGCTTTGACGTTTTGCTTCCCCGACCGGCAGTCGTCCAAAAACTGAAATCTTTGAAATCTGTTTCACACATTTCAGTTTGCGAACGGGCATCAAATCCCCAGCGCTGGCGCTGTCTGGCGGGGTGGTTTGTACCACCAGAAAAACTGAAATCATTCTCAACACGAAAACCGCAGGCGGGTGCGGTGTAGCGCCGTTTTCGTCACTTCCGTCGTTATTTCGCCAGCGCCACGCTGCGCAGGCGTGCGCGTACGCTGTTGCGCTGAATATCGTCATGGGTTTGAGTGGTCGTGTTATTGCGGCGCTCAGAGAGCGTCCTGTGAGGTTTCAGAGGGGTGCAAAAAACCCGCTACGGTGAGCGGGTTGGGGGATATGGATTACTTACTGATTATCGGAGCGTATTTATCATTCAGGCTGTCGGCCTGTGTGCCGGTGCTGCGAATGGCGTCGGCGTTCGTGGGCGTACCGGTGTTGCTGTGCGTGTGGCTGGCCGTCTGTTCTGCCAGCTGTTTGACCACATCCAGCGTATCCAGCATCAGCTGTACCACATTGGTACTGCCGGAGCCTATCCAGACTACCGGCGCGATAATCTCCTGCTTTATCGCTGCCACGCTTTTACGTATCTGGCCAATCTTCTCCGTCAGGTCTTTGCCGGTCGTCACGGTGCAGCTGCCCGCAATATCCGTTTCATCGCTCCCGCCGACGCTGACCAGCCGGCTGGCCTGAATCGCCTGGCTGAACGCGCCAGCGCTGACCTGCACTATCGCGCCGGCCATCAGCGTAGACGTGCCGATAACGCTGGTTTTATCCGTGGCCTTAACGGTCGTTTCGCGGCTTACCAGCTCCCGGTTTTCCGTATCCGCTTTGACCGTTCGCGCCATCGATGTTTCGCTAATGGTCTGGTCCGTCTGCCTCACCCAGTCACCGGCTTGTGTAACCCGCTGCGACACTTCCGCCCGCTGCTGCTGGAGCTGCTCTCCCGGCTTAATGTCCGGCAGACTGGTACCTTCAGCCACCGTCTGGCGGATAAATGGCTTATCCGGACGTCCGTCAGTAAAAGCCATTTCGACCAGTGTCCCCTCCGGTGGGAACTGATACATACCGGAGTCGTTGCCGGCCATCGGTACCGGCAGCGGAACGGCGGAATATGCCGGTGTCTTTTCATCGGGCTTGCCGTCTGCGTCAAGCAGCTGCACATCCACCGCATAGCGGGGACGGAACGGATCCGAAAAGTTACCGCTACTGACGGCCTCAGTGGGTGCCATCACCCTGGCGAACTTGGGCAGGTGCAGCCCGGACCCCAGCTCCGGATAATAGCTTTCCATCTGCCGCTGTACCGGTGATTTCTGTAATGGCTGGCCCGTGGCGCGGTTGCGCGGCGTCCAGGTGACAGCCATCGTGTCATTGGTCAGATGAACCTTCGTCACGCGCTCGCCGTTCATCTCCACACCCGGACGCAGGCTCTGGATAACCGGCAGCATCATGGTATTGCCACCCGCTGCGCCCTGGCTGAATTCAGCGGGAATATCCACCGGCTTACCGGCAAAGAGCGCTTTATCCGCGCCCCCGATATATAACCCGCCATCCGGCAACTGGTACCAGAGGTAATCTGGGATCCCGAAGGCTTTACCCAGATTATCCAGCAGCTGGTAGCCGCTGCCGCTATGGGTAAAATGGGGAATGGGCTTATCGGCGTAGCCGACATCAGGTATCGCCACGGCAATACCGCTGTTATCCTCCAGCCAGCCGGCTACGCTGCGCAGCGTCGGATGCTGAAATGAACATGGACAGAGACGTTCAAAGACCCCAACCAGCTCACGAACAAACAGCCGCTGAAAGCCGTTATCAGCAGGCTGTGACCGTTCCACGAACCCGGTAAACCAGCGTAAAAGCAGGTCGCTATACCCGACATCGAGGCGCACCAGCTTGCCGGTGTAGTCCTCCGTAGTTTCCGCTGTGATAAATCCCCGACCACAGCGGCTCAGTTCCAGCACCAGACTGGCATCAGCAATGTGAACTTCATCCGTTGAAAGGTACAGACGTTTAATCGGTTTCATGCTCACCCCAGCGCGTCATTGACGGGTTTCAGTACCTTACGTTCAAACCACGTCATTTTTTCATCATCTTCAGCGGCAGACGGACTACCGGCCGGTCCGGAAGCACCGGGAGCCTGCTTTTTAGCGGTAGTTTTACCGGTCGCTCTCGCCTCGCGCTTCTCCTGAACGCTGATATGCTCGGTCAGCGTAAATGTCACCAGCCAGGACATTTTTCCGTCCTGCTGCGGTGCATCCAGCGTGCCGGTGAAGGTCGCTTCACGAAAATTCACCGCCCTCGCCTGTTCATGCGCAACACGGTATTTTTGTCGCTGGCCGCTGGCATCGGTGGCGCTGGCCAGCTCAAAGATACGGCGTAACACCGCCTTATTTTTAAAGGGAACTTCACCAGATACGCGCAGCTCCTTCCCCTTCGCTCCCTGTTCAGACTTTGAGGTTGAGCTTGTCTGGCCGGACTGGTCTTTATCCTGAAACTGCTGCGTGACCGTCACGCGCATATTTTTCAGCTGGATCGCTTCTCCGTTAAGCGCCAGCGTCGGGTTCGAGATCATGTATCATTCCTTTTATACCGTCGAGATTGTCACCGGTCAGCATCATCGCCGCTGAGTAGACCGCTGATTGCAGCGGGATCCCCTTCACCAGTTCCAACAGGGTGGTCGCAACGTCACCGCTGGCAGTAAATACCCACGCCCTGGCGCTTTTGCCCTGCAACTCATTCAGACCACTGGCAATATCACTCAGGAGGCTTTCACGCAGCCGGGTAAAATTACCCAGTTGCTGTTTCAGCGCCCCCATATCCACTACCGCTGAGGCTTCTTCCTGCGCTTTTTTCACCGCCGCTGCGGCCAGCGCTGCTCTGCTGGTTGGTACCGAAAGAGGGATAGCGACCTGTCCGGCGTTATATCTGGCGGGGATCTGCATCCGTTCCAGCGCCAGCTCTGCCGCAGACTGCGCCAGTCGCTTCACCTGAGTGAACGCCGGCGACGGAAAAACATCAACCAGCTGGTTAAGGCTGCTCATAAAGCTGTCATGCGTCAGGCCGGCGACCATCATAATGATCACATCGGTATTACCGCCCGTTCCTGCCAGCTTTTCAGCCAGATACGAGATGGCATTGGCCGGGCTAAGATACGCGCCATTCTCCGTCTGCTGTCCCAGCCCATATACCCACGGATGCGCCGGCACTACGGTACAGTTCGTTGCTGCCACAGCGTCGGTAAACGCCAGACGGACTTCACGCCACATTGTCAGGCTCCGGTGGCCATTCAGGTTTACTGGTGTTAACACGGCTTAGTAACACGCTATAGGTTTCCCACTCCTTAAGACGCGTTTTTTCCTCTTCGGTGGCGATACCCAGACGAACAGCCCGCTCAAGCGGTGCCAGCGTTCTTTCTGCGTCACTCATGAGCCTGTCTTTTTTACGTTCCGCCGCCTCAATGAGTTGCTCAGGTGTTGGTGCTGGCTTGTTAATCCAGCGGGGCTGACCTTTTTTATCGGCTCCCAGCGCCTTACCCTCAGGCGGAGTCGCGACAAATGTCGAATAGGTTTCATCACTCACTGGTCTTGCATCCTGCGGCCAGGAGCCAGCCTTGACGTAATCCTTTTTCATCACGCACGCCACGAAAACAAGCTCTGCCGGAGAGAAATAAAAATTTGATTCAGTTTTCTCTAATTGCGGTCCCATATCTCCCGGCGTTTGCAACAATGCAGCAAACTCTGCGCCCGCGCTGAGGGGATATTCTTTTTTGTTGGTTTTTTCCACTCTTACCTCCCAATCGCAAAAATAATGGCTCGCATCGGGTGCCACCATGAACTTTCACCAGGGATATTCATCTGCACCTGGCAAATGTCCTGATTCCAGCCATAAACAACGGCGTTTGCATCATTTCTGTTGCCATCACCCTGTGATTGTGAGCCTACATTCACAGTGCAACATTGATTCGGAAAGCGCATCGGGAATCCTACGGGATAAATTCCTTCGTCGTCTTTAACCCAGGGGCCAACAGTCCACTGGTAGATAAAACCGGTGTTTTCATCCTTCCACCATCCACTCTCACCATTAGTCCACCAGTGGGTTCGATTGTTGACGTAATCATATGTGGCGCGATCATTGATACCGGCATCGCGGGCGGCGAACTGATTATTTAGCCAGGTGTTTAACCAGCCGTTCCATATAGTGCCGTTAACATCGCCATTAGTACCGAGTATCGCGCTGCCTGCGTTAACCGAACCCGGCGCGACGAATGTTCCGTTATTTTGAAAGGTATAAATCGCACCAGTACCGCTATCACCGATAATCTGGATAACTGCCGCCCCAAAATCTGGATTACCCGAACGCAGAATGCCGAAACTCACAGCAGACGAATAATCGTGAACTTCAGTGTTCGAAATACCTTTGCAAATTGGAAGGTACACAGAGTTGTCTTTTGGAGTAGTGAACTTTGGAACACAGAATGGTGCCGTCCCGTCCCCAAGCTGGTTAACAAATGCTCCGCCACCTTGCCACATCCCGCCTCTGGTGTTGTAGTACCTGGCATTATCGAGGTAATCCACACTGCCGCCATCTGCGGTAATAATGGGCTTCCATGCGTTCCATGTCTGAATGTCTGCGTTACAGGTTCGAATTCTTATCCGTTTACCCCCATCACTGTACGAGGCGGCAATCTGCGTTCGATATACACCATCAAGACCTGAAAAATCCAGCACTGAGGCTTCAAATCCAGGAGAGTTTTTCGCAGAGCCATAAACAAAACTCACAGAGTTAGCAGGCAAGTTATTACAGTCCTCGGTATAGGCACCACCTCCACCAGACGCCGCAACAGTACGTAAAGCAATAGCCCCGCCATTCACCAGAACCCGTCCCGGCGCTACATCATCCCGTGAAGTCTGAACGTCATGAATCGCTGCCGTTTTCAGCTCAAGGATGCGCCTGGCCTCTGCTTTGTCCTTCAGGTCAGCCAGATTTTTATCTTTGCGGACATAATCACTGTTCGCCTGCTGCTCACCCAGGGTACCTTTCGGGCGCAGGTCCGTAATCGCCCCGTTTGCGTCAATGCTGGCCAGCGAAAAAACATAGTGCTTTACGCCGTTCTGCTCATAGTCAGCCAGGCTTTCGGCCACGGTGAGCTTGCTCTGCACCGACCAGACACTGGCAAGTGTCCCCGTCCAGCACACATCAAGCCAGACCAGCACCGGCTTAGTCGTGACGGTGACATTCTGGTTAGCGTCCAGCTGCGAACGTAAACCGGCAACATATCCCGCGCCCGCTGTGACATAGAACTGATTGCCGATTTTTCCAACCAGATACCCGTCACCAAAAAACGCCGCCGCGCCGTAAATATCGATATTTTCCCGCCGCTGGCGCTCGTCCATTCCGGCCATTCGCGCGGTGAAATCAATCTGCCAGGTCTCTGCCGGTGTATTAATACCGGTTTCGCTCTGAGCACCGTTGTACTCCATCAGGAAAGAACGCGTCAGCACGTTGCCCTGCTGCCCGTCTTTCGTCTTCAGCTTCTGCTGCACCGGCGCATGCACAATCATCGCCAGCGTGCCGCTGGTCTTATTCATCAGGCCAATCCAGTTAAACGAAAAATCGCCCACGTCCGCGCCCAGCACCACGGAATGCACCACCGCATTTTCATTCACCACGCCTTTACGGGTGACGCTCTGCCGGTGAACAATCTGCGCAGCCGGTGGCAGTCCCTCATTGCGATCAATCGGCAGGCCCGGATCCAGTCCCGGCACGTTGGCCAGCACAAACTCATCCAGCAGCACCGGCTCACCGGTCTCCCCCTGTCGCGCTTTCCACTGCTCAAACGCCAGCGTGATAACCGTCTGTGACATTCTTACTCTCCCTGTAGTCTGGCGCTGAACGTAGCGCCCTGCGCACCCTGCGCGTGTAATGCTGCCGGATAAACAACGTATTCCCCCTGGTCCCATCCTGCACGGATGGCCAGATGTTCAGACGTGATGACTTCAAACTGATAGCGCCGGCACGTGCGGCCATACTGGCGGATAATCTGGATCATCAGCTGGGTGTTGTCAGCTATCTGGCTATCGGTGACGCGGACCAGTATCACATCCCAGTCAATACCCGGCTGGCGCTCCAGCAGCTCAACGTAGCCAATCCCCAGCCGGTCAAAGATATTGATAAAACCGGCGACGGAGCCGGCATCGGCCGCATTGACGAAGGCATAAGCCACGCGCCGGCGAAACAGCGTCAGCGGCTCGCCTTTAAAGCGGCTGATATCCCTGTCATAGGCAATCAGACTCAGAATCGACTCATGGCAGGTCTGCGGGTCAAACTGGCGCAGCGGCCATGTGATCCAGCCGTACGCCTCCGCCCAGAAGGTCCGCGCCGCCTTCAGGAGCTTCTGCGGCTCCCCTCTGTCCATCCATGACGGCAGCACCATGCTGGCCAGTTTTTTAAGGAATTCACTCATCCCGTAAGCTCACCACCAGTGTGTTAAGGCGCGGTACGCTGAGTTCGCTGGTGATATCCGCCAGCGAAAATTCAACGGAATCCGTCACCGGATACGTCATATGAATTTCCCGCCCCAGTTGGGAGAAGGAAAAGCGCGAAAAGGGCCACGTCTTTTTCACGTCATAGTCGGTATTTTCACGAAAGGCGCAGCGGATAAGGTTTTCCAGCCCCTTTTTCAGGCCGTCGCGCTGCTCCTGTTCAATATTGCTCAGGCTTTTGACGTACACCGTGACGTTCAGATCGTGACGGGTTTCCGGCATGGTAAAGCACTGCATATCATCACCGTGGCCATGATGGCCCTGCGTGTTGATGTAATCGTTCACCGCGTCAATGAACGGGGCGGACGTCACGCCGCTGTCCAGCAGCAGGTAAGCGTTGGCGGTACCCGGCCCGCGTGGGGCGTCGTGCTCAAAGAAAATACGATCAATGCTCAGTCCCGCCACGCCGGCAATCATCGAACGATACACCGCGTCGGTATGGTAATTTCCCACCAGATTGAACTGATTACGGCAGCGTTCGCGCAGCTCGTCGTCGCTTTCCTCGTCGGCTCCCGGCACCGTCAGCCAGTTTTCTTCACTGGCGACGTGGCTGATACCGTCCACGGCCACCGGCAGAATGCGATAGTATCCCGGCGCAAGGTTGTACGCCCCGCCCGTCCCCGTCGCCTTTACGGGCAGCAGCGCGTTGGCCGTACCGGAGGGGATCGCAATATCGGCAACGACCGATACCGCATAGACCTTGCCGTTGATACGCTCCGTCTGCACCACCGTGCCGGCTTTCACCACCACCGCCTGTTTAACGTCTTCTTTGAAAAAGCGGATCACACCTTCGGCCCGGCTTGCCGGTTTCGGCGTGACGTTCACCGCCCAGGCAAGCAACCGCAGCATCTGGCCGGTGGCGGTGGCCACAAACATACCGGGCATCACCACGGCAACCAGCGCATCCTTGAGCCACATCACCGGCGCGGTCACAATCGCGGTAATCAGCCGCCAAAAAGGCGACATACGGGAGGTGTTGGTAATCAGCCCTTCGTCGGCCACCACCGCATTAAAACGGGTGCGCACCTCGTCCTCCGTGGTCGGCATCCCGCTGGCCTTCACCACCTCTTCAAAATCAACCTGCGGCTTTTCCGTCATAAGTTCACCTGGTACGAAATAGGGCCGAAATCATACGTACTGGCCGTCACCCACAGCCGCTTTGCGCTTTCTTCGTTAATCTCCGCCGTGCCTGGCACAATGCGTTCATCGCTTTCAACCAGCAATTCCAGCTGGGTAAAAATATCGGCGCGTAAGGTCGGACTTCGTTCGGCAATAAGCTGCGTCGCCAGCCCGCTTTCAATAATGGCGTGGACAATATCCTGCCCGACGCTTTTACGGTTATTACATAAATCAGGTTCATTACCCGTATTAAGGACAAAATCGCGCCCCTCAATAAGCAGGTCGATATAAAGTAATTCACTCATGCGTGAAGCTCCTGCCATTCCATTAGCAGACCCGGCGTAAATTGCTCAGTAGTATGAACATGCAGTTCGTTAATATTCTGACTTTTATCCGTGATGGATTTTGAATTCTTGCTGATAGTGTTGCTGATACCGCCGCGGTCAAGACCTTTTAATTCACCACCCGTTGAAAGGGTGTTAGTGGCAGGCTGCGGCGGGCCATCGTTCGCCATTGAAATACTGACGCCCGGTATCTTATTTAATTTCCCGACGATCCAGTTCCATGACTTCAGGAAGCTGCCTTTAATGGTCTGCCAGATGTTGTCAAACATCTTAACGATACCGCTGGCCATACCGCTGAGCGCTTTTGATGGGGAAAAACCGGTCAGCAGTGCAATAAAATTATTCCAGCCGTCCGCAACCCACTGCCATACGTCAGAGAATACGTCTCCCAGCCACTGCACCACTGCGGCCACCGTTTTAAACGCCTGCGTGTCCATCACGACCGCTTTGATGGCGTCCCAGTGTTTGACCAGCAGATAACAGCCGGCAACCAGCAGGGCAATGGCGCCGATAATCAGCAGCACCGGCCAGCTCATCAGGTTGATACTGATACCGGCCAGCATCGCGGCCATGCGTACCGCCAGCAGCACGCCCCGCAGGGTTTTCAGCACGATATTCCAGGCAATGACCGCCTTTCTGGCCAGCCAGATAGCCAGGGTGTATGACTTAACCACCGCGACCAGCACCCGCCAAATGCCAACGATCCCCATCATGATGAATTTAGAGACACCCATCACGATATTGGCTCCCGCGCCGGCAGCGGCAAAGCCCAGCAGCGCCAGCGACACATACCCGATAACGCGTGCGATATTGGGAAACATCTGCATCCAGCGGGCGAAGGTCTGGCCCATATCGGCCAGGCGGTTCAGTACTGGGTACAGCACCGGGATCAACGTCAGGCCAATAACCATACGGATGGCTTTCAGGATGGCCACAAAGCGATCCCACGGCTTCACCATCTTACCGGCCATCTCTTCCGTACGTTTCAGGCCGTCAGAGCCACCCAGCTCGGTGATATTGCGCTGAAGCAGCGCCACGTTGCCATAAAGCTGTTTGACCACAGCGGCGCTGTCACCAAAGGCGGCATCCAGCTCCGCCTGTGCTTTCAGATTGCCGTCCAGGCTTTTACCGTACTTATTCTGGAGCTTCGTCAGCATCTCCGGCATTGACAGCATTTTGCCGTTCACATCGGTAAACGACAGCCCCAGCTTTTTAGCGCCATCGATAGCCCCGGTCATGAAGCCCTCATAGGCGCTGCTGGCTTCCGTTCCCAGCGTTCGCCGCAGCTGCCCCAGCACCGCCAGCTGCTCGTCCATTCCGACGCCGTAGTTGGTCCCCACGCCGCGCGCGCCTTCCATCAGGTCCTTAATGGCCCCCATTTCGGTACCGAAGGTTTTACGCATGTACACCATCTTACCCGCCAGCTGCTCGGCAAACTGGACCTTACCCAGCCTGGCCGCGTCGGCGGAAAAGTTGCCGTACATCTGCCCCATAAACTCCGTGGTTTCAGCAGCGGTGGATTTCATGGCGAACGCCAGCGTATTGGCGACCTTCGTCACTTTCGGCAGTTCGGTACTGCTCAGACCGGCAATAGAGGCGTTAATGTCCTCCGTTGACTTCACGAACTCCACCGCGCTGGCCCCGTAGGTCATGCTGAAGCGCAGCGCATCACGCTGCACGGTTTTCAGCGACGTGTCGTCAATCCCTTTGGCGGCGGCGTCGTTCAGCGCGTCATACATCTCGATAGCCGGCGACAATGCCCCCTGGATAGTCTGCGCGACGCCCCACATGGCCAGCGCCCCGGCACCAATTTGCTTAAAGGCACCCTTTGATTTTTCCGCAAAGCCGGTGACGCTGCCCTGCGCCTGTTTTAACGGGCGGGTCAGTTTATCAATCAGGCTTAATGTAAAATCTAATTGTTTCATTCCGTGCCTTTAAACGCCGTGCTAATTCCGTTAGCCACCGCGATACGCATAAATTCCCAGTGCCGATTATCCAGCCAGACAGCGGCGGAAATATCATCCACGGAATCTTCCCCATGCGGGAGATAATGACGACGCAGGATTAAATACTGTTCGAGTCCATTCTCTTCAATAGTCTGGACCCGTCTGGTTAGTTTTTTACTTCAATTTCCAGCTCAGGCGCATAAAGCTCATTAATTTTACCCGCGAGCTGGAGTGCAGCACCCGGACGTTTTAACACTTCCGTCAGCGCCTCTTTGCTTTCAGTCGCCACAATGCGCGTCAGATAATTGTGTGCGGGGACCACTTTATTATCCATTGCCATTTCATTAATGAATTTATTGTAAGCGGTCTGATTAGGTTCAAAGGTAATATCCTGACCACAGACGGTAAGATTAATTTTTTCCATAAATAACGCTCTCTCTTAAATTAATTTCATCAACAAGCTGGTTATGTCGGGCAGCACACTGCCCGTATAAGTCCAGATAAAGGGTTAATAAGTCAGCTGCATCCCGCCCTGTCGTTCCGGCCAGACGCGGCAGCTGCGTGGTACATTTAGTCTTCAGGTTTTCCTGATAGCGCACGCTCGGTACCGGCTGCGGCTTCGTTGTACATGCTGACAAAATCATCAGACAGACAACGATTGGTAAAGACCGGCTTGAGCACTTCGGTACGAATTTCGCGCGGTGGTGCATTTTTTAACGCCTCCAGCTGCTCCTCCAGCTTTCGCCCCGACGCGCTGGCCACGTCTGCCAGCTGCTTTCCGGTGGCGGTGGCTGTCTGGCTAATCGCAAGGTCAATACTGTCCCGCTGCCACCCTGCCACCGTCCAGCCGCTACAGAACGTCAGGACAACAAGAATAATTTTCACCACTGGATGTTCCATCAACGGACCCCGTTGTGTTCCAGACTGAAGTGATTGCCGTCCGGACGGGATTTGAAGCGTCCTCCCCACGAACCGCCCAGCGATTCCCAGTACTCGCCCAGCGGCAGGTATGCGGCGCTGTCGGTCTGGTACTGGCCATTAATAAACAGATTGAAGTCCACGGCCAGACGCTGGGTGTGGAGGCTGTTGGTAATACCGCTGCCCTTTTTCGCGTTAAGCGCGGCCTGTTCCGGCGTACGGTACGCTTCACCGAACGTCAACCACATGCCATTGGCGTTGGCATACTGGATTAATAACGCAACCATAGAAGTAAATCGTTGCTGTTTTTCACTCAATGTCATTTCCCTGCTCCTTTTTTCAGAAAACCGGCAATCCCTTTTTTACGCAGCCAGGCTTCCACGCCGTTCAGACCCAGAATCCCCAGCCCGGAACCAATGCCGGCCAGCGCCAGCGGATGAATGTCCGGAACCACATACAGCGCGACGCCGGCCAGCAGCGACAGCGCACTGCCCACAATCACGCGCCCCACCACCAGACGAGCCGTAATAGGCTCATCGCTGTTCAGCATCTTTCCCAGCGCAATCACCGCGCCCATGATGGCCAGCGCAATAAATCCCTTTTCGTACTCCTGCATCCCTGCCTCTTATCCAATCAGGTTTTCCGTGGCTTCCGCTTCCAGATACGGAATGCCGTCAATGTTGATAAATTTCGGGCTCGTCACCAGAAACTTAATTTTCCGCGTGGCCAGTGACCCGCCTTTGGGATCGAGATCCAGAAGGTTGTTCAGTACCAGCTTGCAGCCGAACGCCTCCACTTTGGTTTCTTCGTTCCCCGCTTTGGCGTAGAAGAGAAAATCCAGCTCAGGAATGCCGCGCCATGACCCGGCAGACTGTGCACGGGCTTTGATGGCTTTCAGCGCCTTAGTAGCCAGTTCCAGCTCACCCTCGGCGGAGACATCGCCATCCACCCAGCCATCCGGCACCCCGCGCGTCTGTGCCGCTGCGGTGTTATCGGTGATATCGAGCGAAATTTTCTCGGCATGTACCAGTTCGGCGTCCATGTAAAAATCAAAGGACATTCCGGAAATACGTCTTGTCATGCGCTTTTCTCCAGGCTGGCATCCAGCAGCAGGCTGATCGTAATCTGTAGCGGCACCTCGTACGTACGCACCACAATGTAAATATCCACCGCCTTTTTGCTCTTCCAGACAATGGTGATATCACCATCCTGCGGCGGCTTCACTTCGCCCGGAAAGGACACGCCGTTGATGTTCGCGGCCGTGGACATTTCGCGCAGCGGTCGGGCAAACAGCGTCTGGTGTGCGGCAATGCTGCCCGGTGTGCTGTTCAGCGAACGGTCGGCAATTTTGCCAATAGCCAGCAGGCGTACACGACGCGCGGCTTTATCCACAATACGCAGCGTTTCAATGGACTGATAATCGCCACCCTCAACGTCGAGCGTACGTCCATCGGCCCAGTAGTAGCCGTCATAGTCCGGATACCACATTGGTACGCTGTAGCGCTGTGCCTCCAGCGCCTGAAGCGTGGCCAGCTCCAGCACCTCCCCGGTACCATCCTTCGGCAGCTCATCGCTGCCCATGCTCAACAGCGGCCCGGTCTTCACCCGCGCGGGGCTGTCGGCAATGGTGACAGCACGACTGCACAGACGACCGGCAAGCATACCCGGCTCATTGCCCCAGAGACGGGGAACCAGCTGAACCGCCTTTTCGGCAATGCCGGTCTGGAGCGTGGAAAGGCGGGTCAGGTATTTGGCCTGCGCTTCCTCTTTCTGCATCCCCTGAACGGCCAGAATGAACCAGACCCAGCGGCCATACTTCGCAATCAGTTCAGATCGCAGCGTAGCCGCCTGGTTAATCGTCGCTTTGGCGGACACATCATCCGACAGCACCACGCCTTCAACCGAGCAGGACACCTGCGCGGCTTTGACGGCTTCCACCCACGCATCCGGCTCGCCGTCTGCGGCCAGCACATGGACAAATCCCCACCAGTTCTGGCCGGCGTTCGCCAGCGCGGCCTGTACATCACTTTTTAACGGGCTGTCGCCCTCGCCCAGCAGCTTGTCAAAATCGCTCTGTGCGTTGACGGCCAGCGTCTTCCCTGCATTGGTTGAACCGGTACCGATAAACAGCAGCGTGCGCTCCACCTCTTTGGTTTCGCCCAGCAGCTGGTTTACCTGATTCACGGTGACATTAGGCCAGGTCATGTTCTCCCCCTGATATCCTGCGCGTTAACATCCAGACCGAACCCGACAGCCTGAAGCTGTCGCGCCAGCGCTTTGTTAAAATCTTCCTGACCTATCCCTAAAAACGCCCTGGCAGGTAAATCTATCTGCCAGGAGGTTTTGACCGGCTTATCCTCCAGGATCCTGATAAGCAAACCAGCCTGACGGGCGGTCATTTTTTCCTGTATTTCCTTATAGCCGGGTTTACGCCAGCGCTTACCGCGCCTGACTTTATACCCGGCTTTGCGCAGGCGCTTCGCCTGACGCAGTGAGGCAGGTTTATCCCCCTGCTCACGGCCTTCCACCTGCTTACGGTTGACGGTGACGCTCATCCCGTTTTGCTGAACGTACCCCACGACGCCGGCAGGAAGTTTTCCCTTCGCGTTACGGTACTGACCACCGGCAAGGTACAGCCTGACCGACTCGGTTTCCGGCATCTCCCGGATACGGATGAGCTTCGGCATATTGCGAAGCATCTTGCCCTTACGCCGCGTCTGCCTTGCCTGCCACTTATCCCCCTCCGGCGACTGCTGGTTGCGGACGTTACGCTTTGCCGCCGCTTCCACGCCGTATTTCGCTATTCGCCACAGCAGCCGGCGACGTTTAGCCGGGGGCAGTTCAAGGCTGGCCAGCGCCGCCTGAAGCTGCTGAAACTGCGCCTTGTTCAGCTCCCCCTGAATCATTCCTGCCCCTCGGTGCGGGGGATAATGTTCATTTCTTCCGCCGTCCAGATATCCGGCTCAGACAGTCGCCAGCGCTGGCCATCGAAGGGGATCGCACCTTTTGGATCGGGAACCATATTCAGCTCTTCCGCCATAGGCAGCGTCACTACCATGATGGCCGTCTCCTGGTCGATGGTTTCGATATCAAATTCCGGCAGCTCGCTGTCAATGCCGGTTTCCTCCAGCAGCCCCCGCTCATCCTGCGTCAGCCAGGACATAAACAGAGCCATCAGGATTTTGGGATCGTACTCGCGGTAGGGGTAACGCTCCCACGTCAGGACGGCGTTATAGCGGATGATGGCGAGGCGGTACTGCCCCAGCCCGTTGTCCCGCTGCGCCGGGATGAACGAGATTTCGTCCATCTGGCTGTCAAACCCCTGCATGGCCCGCTTCGGCATGTTTGTGCGGATAAAATCCGTCAGTTCCTTGAGCTGGCTCATACGAGGGCCACCGTAATACGCTTCAGCCCCTTGATGCGACGCACGGTCAGCGTGGACTCCGCTATCAGGCTGGAGCGCGTCTCATCGCTTTCCTGCCCCGGATGGCAATCCCTGCGACCAATGGAGGCAAACTCCCCCATCAGGTCAGCTTTGGCGCGGGCAAATACCGCCTTACGGTACCGCGCACACAGCAGGTTTTCGCCGTCGATTCCCACCCCCGGCACTTCGGCCGCGCTATCGTGCCCCGCGCCGCGATACTTACCAGCCACGTTCACCAGATCGTCATTGATTTCGCCGGCCGCGGTCAGCAGCGCCTGACGAACGGTGGCCGCGTCAATATCGGCCGGAATGGTACGCTGGGACTGAAAGTCCTTCACGCTCAGGTCTGGCCAGAAGCCATCATTCGTCAGGCAGGCATCGTCAAAATCAATGTCGGTTCCGCTGAACATCATATTCTCCGGAAAAAAGCGGGGCAGACCGGTTTCCACGGGCGATACGCACATACGCTCCCCTCCACCGCGCCCGCTTTCGGGTCGGTAGCCTTATTCGCCGCGTACTGCGGCCTGAATCTCACCTTCTTCAAACCACGCATCGACTGCGCGGCCATCAGCGGCCTGATAGTGAATCAGATACTGGTTACAGCAGTTGGTGTATTCCGCACGGGCTTTTACATGGCCTTCTTCACCACTGATAGAAACTTTCACTACCTGACCTAACTCATACTTAAACAACATATCTACATCTCCGATTCTTGTTTTTCCAGCGCCCGCAGACGGGCAGCAATACGCTGCAACATCGTGCCGACACCACATTTAGGGTCGAATCCCTTCGCCTGCTCCAGCAGGTCCTTCGCCCGGAGCAATACTTCCCTGTCATCCGTTGCCGCTGCGCGAGGCTCTCCGTTCTCATCACGCAGCAGGTGCAGACCGGCAAACTTCACGTATTTGGCCTTAATGACCTCGTACACATTCCAGTGCTGCATCACGTTCCCCAGCGTACGGCCGAAGTACGGTTCCACATCATGCCCCTGCGCGGCTTCCGATTCCGCCCAGGACAACACCGTATCGGCCACAAACACCGGGAACGTACTGCCGAACGCGGCCGGGGTTTCCTGCCCCAGTGCTACGGCCACGTCCGCCCAGTCCAGAGCCTGGTCAAACTGGTCGGTATCGAACAGCCAGACCACACACCAGGCAAAAACAAGGTTCTGGTGAGCGCCGTCACCGTCAAGCCACTCCTGTGCCGTTGGCATCCAGCGCGGCAGCAGCACGTCCCGCTTGAACGCGATACGTTCGGCGCGGCTCTCAATCGCCGCCGCTGCGGCGACATCTTTTTCCAGCGCAACAAGCTGAATGTGCAGGCTGGTTTCGGTATCCAGCGCCTGCTGTGCCAGCAGTTGCCGCTCTGCCCGGATACGCGCACTGTGGCGCTGTGACGGTGAAAGGCTCATCAGTCCCCCTTATGCGCCCGGTGCCGGTGCTGCGCCGATAGTGACGCTTGCTTCGTCAAACGCGGCGTACAGGTCCGGATACTCCAGCGCATAGCCTTCGTTACGCAGGTACTTGTTTTCGTACTGCTTACGGTCTTCCACGAACTCCGCCTTACGCTGGCGGGTGTTACGCTGGGTATAGATGTGCATGTTGGACAGCGTGGTCACAACAAGACGCTTACCCGGCATAAATGGCGGAACGTAGGCAGGACGGCCGGCGATACTGTCAGACAGCAGCTGCGCGGCGATCTTCTCGGTCGGACGGTCAGCTGACTGATAGAGGCGGAACTGCTCAGCCGCCACCAGGTCAGCGCCGGCGAGCACAACCAGACGCGGGTCGTTGCGGAACTGCGCCGGAATTTTGTCGTTGATAAGGTCACTGACCATCGAATCCAGCGACTTATAGTCACCCTTGCCGTCCGGATCGAAGTGCACCGCGTCCGTGATAACCTGCTGGCCACCTTTGTACTCTTTACCAATCTGGTGCCAGCCCTTGTTCACGTCTTCGCCGTTCGGGTTTTTCTCCACATCCGTGGATTCCGCGGCTGATTTACCGTTGAAGCCGATGCGCAGCATATCGAGCGCAAACGTCTGATTGGTGAACTCCTGGACGCGCTGGAAGAACTCGTCTTCGTCGCCGGCATTAGCCCAGACAGACAGTAAGTCCCACGGCAGAACGGTGCAGGAATCGGTCTCAATCAGCTTATATTCGTTGCCTTCGACGCCAACGTTACGCTGGAAGCGGCCCCCTTTCTTACGACCGGTATACAGGCCCGGCTGGCCCACCGGCACAACCTGCCCCTGCAACTGATCCACGTCCATCACGGTGAGCATGTTGAGGAAGTCAGACTGTTCCAGCAGCGCAGCGCGAAGCTGCGTCTCTTTGGGGTCGGTCAGCGCGAACCAGCGGCCATCCTGACCACCTGACGCACCGTACGAACCCAGAAAGCCGGCGTGATACTGGTTAAGAAACTCACGGGCTCTTGCATTTAAGTGCATGTTCTTTTTCCTTAAAGAAAATCGGCATCATCCCTTACAGGAAGTTGAAGCCTTTTTTGCCCTTGCTGAACTGCTTGTTCGGCAGCTTCGTGACTTTCTCATTCAGCTTGCTGAAGTTCTTCACCAGCTCCGGCAGGTTCCCGACCAGACGCGCAAAATCTTCGGTGTCCACCACCTCTTTCACGGTATCCACATCGTCCTGCACGTCTGACATGGCCGTTTCAATCGCGGTTACGCGGTCTTCCAGCGCGGCCAGCGCATCCGCCAGCGCCTGCATGGCGTCGGACGGTACCGGATCCGGCTCAGGAGTAAGATCCGGTTCATCAATACTGAAAAAATGGCGCCAGCCCTTTTTCTCTTTCGCTTTAGACATTCCCTTTCCTCTCTTAAATTCCCTTACTTCATCAAACGCCAGCGGCTTATATGGCCCGACGCGCTTACCTTTTATGCGGCTGAAACGTAGCCGTGTGGTGCTCACTCCTGCCGGACTGTCCGTAATGGCCAGACCTTCGAGGTAGGTTTTACCCGTACTTCTGAAATTACCGTCAGGAGTAAACTCCGGTGATAAAAATAAAAGCTGCCCTTCCGCATTCGCCTGAAGCAATGAAATGGACGGACAGAGACGGGCGAATAAACGAAGAATGCCTTCATCGTCCCGCTCGGCTTTTACTTCCAGCACTTCCCCCATATTCCCGAAATTACGGGAATGCTCCGGCCATAACAGCGCGGTATATAAATTGGGGTCATATAACTCAGCGGCATCCAGCAACCATTGTTCTTCAATGGTTCGCTTATCAACCGTTTCACCCGCAGTGGCGATACAAATCCAGTTTGTTGCCAGTTGTGAACCTGACATATTGCCTCCGTTCATGCTGCGAGATTTAGTATCACCAATAAAAAGAGTATCCGCACTTCTATTGTTTTGGAGAAATTCGGCTATCGATTCTTTACCGCATTTATTTGATTTTATTTTTCAAAAGCGGCCAAGAAATCCTTAATAATCGGAAATAGATTTAAACCCGAACGAAATCGAAATATAGGCATTGACAAAAGGCATGGAAGCCAATGGCAAAATACAGTGAAGAATTAAAAGGGGTGGCGCGGGCACTTTACTTAAAGCGCTATACCCCACAGGAAATAGCCAGTGAACTGAATTTACCCAACCGGCGCATCGTCTATTACTGGGCGGAGAAATACCACTGGAGTGACCTGCTCAGTCATGAGTCCACGGAAGACGCGCTAAACCGGCGTGTGCAGTCATTAACTCTGCGTGAGGGAAAGTCGGAGCTGGAGCTGCGCGAGCTGGACAGCCTCGTGGCGCATCTGGTGAAGCTGCGGGCGCAGCATAACAAGCATCAGGAAAAGCTGGCAGAGATTAAGCACAGCGAAGACGGTGCGACTGCCCCGCGCCAGTCTGGCGGCGAGGATAAGCCCCGCAAACGCGGCAAATATAAAAAGAACGATATCAGCGGGCTGACTCAGGAAGATTTTGACCGCTTCGCGCTGGAGCACCTCTTTGGCTACCAGAAACACCTCAGAGCCAATCTTCACCAGCAGATAAGGAATATCCTCAAAAGTCGCCAGATTGGCGCAACCTGGTATTTTTCGATAGAAGCCTTCGAAAATGCGGTAATGACCGGCGATCCACAAATTTTCCTCTCGGCCTCAAAAGCCCAGGCGGAAGTGTTCCGCAGCTATATCGTGAATATCGCAGAGCAGTATTTTGGCGTGGAACTCACCGGCAACCCCATCCGCCTGTCCAACGGCGCGGAGCTGCGCTTCCTGTCCACCAACAAGAATACGGCGCAGTCCTACAGCGGCCATCTGTACTGTGATGAATATTTCTGGGTACCTAACTTTGCCAAACTGAACGAAGTGGCCAGCGCGATGGCCACGCACGACAAGTGGCGTACCACCTACTTTTCCACCCCCAGCAGCAAGACCCATCAGGCGTACCCGTTCTGGACGGGGGAAGAGTGGAAGCGCGGCGACAAGAAACGGGCAAGGGTCAAGTTTCCGGAAGAGAAAGAGCTGAGGAACGGCGGGCGGCTCTGCCCTGACGGTCAGTGGCGCTACATCATCACGATGGAAGACGCCATCGCGGGCGGCTTCAATCTGGCCAGCATCGAGAAGCTGCGCAACCGGTACAACCGCGACACGTTCAACATGCTCTACATGTGCGTGTTTGTGGACAGCAAAGACAGCGTTTTCTCCTTCTCCCACGTCGAACGCTGCTATGTGGATCCTGATACATGGGAAGACCATGACGAAAACCGGCCCCGGCCGTTCGGCAATCGTGAGGTATGGGCGGGTTATGACCCGGCCCGCAGCGGCGACACGTCCACCTTTGTGATTATTGCGCCCCCGATACTGGCCGTCGAAAAATTCCGGGTGCTGCGGGTCTTCCACTGGCAGGGGATGAACTGGAAGTGGCAGGCAGCACAAATCAAAAAGCTGTTTGGCCAGTACAACATGACCTACATCGGCATTGATATCACCGGTCTTGGTAGCGGGGTTTTTGAGGATGTTCAGCACTTCGCCATGCGTCAGGCCGTGGCGATCCGCTACGGGGTGGAAACCAAAAACCGTCTGGTGATGAAGATGATCGACGTTATCGAAGACGGCCGCGCGGAGTGGGACAAGGAGAAAACCGAAATTGCCGCCAGCTTTATGACTATCCGTCGTACCGCCACGGCCAGCGGCAACGCGATGACGTTTGTCGCTGACCGTACCGCAGAAACCGGCCACGCAGACAGCTTCTGGGCCATCGCCCATGCAATAGACAACGAACCACTAAACTACGAAAACCAGCGCAAATCCCGCTGGGGGAACTTAGGAAGAGCAGCATGAAAAAACGGAAATACAGGGAGCGCCGCAGCGCCAGCAAGCCGCGCCACATGAGCCTTATCACCCTGGGAAAACCAGAGCCCATCCTGACCACCGGTACGAACTACACGGACGTGTGGTACGACAACGAGGCGGAGCACTGGACGCTGCCGATTGACCGGCTGGCGCTGGCGCAGCTGGTGAACCTCAACGCGCAGCACGGCGGCGTGCTGTATGCCCGCCGTAACATGGTGACGGCAAACTATCAAAATGGCGGGCTGACGCATGAGCAGCTCGGCGCAGCGGTGTTTGACTGGCTGACGTTCGGTGATGTGGCCATCCTCAAGGTGCGGAACGGCTGGGGGGATGTGGTGGCGCTTTATCCGCTGCCGGCACTGTATACCCGCCAGCGCAAAACGGGGGAATTTGTCGTGCTGCAACAGGCTGAACCTATGATTTACCCGCCAGAAGATATCATCTGGCTGAAGCAGTACGACCCACAGCAGGCGATTTATGGCCTGCCCGACTACATCAGCGGCATTCACTCCGCGCTGCTTAACAGTGAAGCGGTGATTTTCCGCCGTCGCTATTACCACAACGGTGGCCACACGGGCGGCATGATCTACTGTAACGACCCCAACATGACCGACGAAGTGGAAGAAGAGATTATCAGCAAGCTGGAGCAGTCGAAGGGGATCGGGAACTTCAGCACCATGTTCGTGAACATTCCCAAAGGGGATCCGGATGGCATCAAATTTATCCCGATTGGCGATATCAGCGCCAAAGATGAGTTTCAGAACGTCAAGAGCATCAGCGCACAGGACGTACTGACCGCCCACCGCTTCCCGGCTGGTCTGGCGGGGATTATTCCGACGAATGGCGCGGTGATGGGGGATATTGAGAAAGCGGCTAAAACCTACCGTAAGGCGGAAATTTTACCCATTCAGCGTATGTTTGCGGCAGCGGTGGCAGACCAGCCCGATATTCCGCTGTATTTGTACCTGAATTTCCTGAAAGACAGCGAGCTGGAAGGTGATTAATGTCCGTAAAAAGGCTAAAATATAGGCGTTTTCAGGTTCATGGAGCGCGGAATATGCGGGTACTAAAAGTAAAATGTCCGGAATGCGGGGCAAAAGCGGTTATCAGGAAGACCAATCCCAAGCACCGCCATATTTCAGATATTTACTGCGCCTGTACAGACGTGGAGTGCGGTCATACTTTTGTGCTGAATCTGACGTTCTCACACACACTAAGCCCCAGCGCAAAGACCGGGGATTTGATGGTGCAGACGATCCTCAATTCATTCTCGCCCGAACAGAAGCAAATGACACTGGACCTGCTGAAAGCCGGTCTTGCTGCCTGAACCATGTGCGGGGACTCACGCCCCGCCACCTCTTTTCTTTTCAAAAACATCACGACATACATCAACGCATTCCGAACAGATATGAGTATTGCGCGGACCTGCAATAAGCGTAACCCCTTTTTCATTGCTATCCCTGTTGCAGAAATCGCAATAGAGAACCCCAGTAAGTTCAAGTTTTTCACCACCATTCGTCATTAACCAGGCAGAACGTGCCGCAATCGCGCAATTTACCAGCTCAAGCGGTGTGATATTCTGATTAATCATCAGCATTTGCAGTCTGGCGGTAATACCCAGCAGCTTTAGCGATTTCTTATCGTATTGTTCTGGCATAGTGTTATTTCTCCCTGCGGAATATCCAGCACCGGAATGTCTCCGGCATTCTTTGCATTTCACCTTTTCCACGGTTATGGCGCTCACTCACAGCGCTGCGAGTGGTTTTGGTATCAATAAAACGACGCTCATTGCTATTTTTAAGTAGCTTTTTAATCTCGGTTAACGTGAACGGAATACGCTGCCGGTGAGCGGCGGCGACCTCTTCCAGATGGTTAAAGTTGACGGCGATTTCCCCCTCATCCGATGAATGGTTGAGGCCATGCGGGGCCAGTTCGTCGAGATAATCAAACAGCTCCCAAAACTCCTGAACCAGAGGGTGATCCTTTTTAAGCGCCTGACACCGTTCCACGGCCAGTGCGGTGATGGCCTCGCGGGTCTTCTCAATGCGTTCCACCGGTACTGGCACAACCAGCGCCAGCGCTTCCAGCAGTCCGACCAGCTGCGCGTGATTCTTTGCGATACGGATATGTCGAATATTAGGGTTTAATTCCAGCTCGCTACGGGCTCGCTCGTAGCCCTGGCCAAACACCTTCATAATTTCTTTTTCGCGCATCGTGGCCAGCAGCGTGAACCCGGACACGTGACTGACCGGCAGCTGCTCAAGACGCTCCGCTGCGTAGCGGGTCTGGATGGACTGACCACGCTTATCGGTATAGATGTGGATAATACGCTCCAGAAACGCCTTGCTGCCGTCCGTATCGGCGTTCTGTGCTATCACTATGCTGCCCCGGAATGGCGGTTCGTAAGTCTCGTTATTGTTCGATTTGATACCCACGGCGCGGGATGCACGGCCGTTATACAGTGATTTCAGCTCGTCCCAGTCGAAAGCGCGTTGTTTGGCGTTATCCGTAGTACGGTCGCCCTCGATGAGAACCACCGGCAGGTTTCCCACCTGCGCAAAGTTACGACCACGCGCGGCGGCGGTGGATTTTGAAGGGTCAAACCCTTCATACTCTTCGCGGCCGGCGAGCTTCCACAGAAACTCAATCAGCGTCGATTTCCCCGTCCCCGGTTCGCCCACGATTTCAAGGAACGGGAAGGACTTATCCCGCTCCCGGATTTGTTCGGCAAACAGCGAACCCAGCCAGAACGCCAGCGCCACATACCCTTTTTCACCAAAGGCCGTCCAGATATCGTCCACCCAGCCCGTGGTAAATTCGTTCAGCCTCGGATTCAGATCCAGCGATGGCGTCAGGCTCAGACTCTTGACGCTGGCGCTGTTAATCTCGAAGTAGTCTTCGTCATTCATCTCGTACAACCTGCCGTCGCACACGGCCACACGGTTAAACAGCCAGGCGGCGTAATCCTTGTTGTAGCCAATGAAATTCTGCGTTTTAACTTCTTTGATTTCGGGGAGGCGCATCTGGATGAACTTGTCCAGCTGCTTGGTGCTGCCGGTGTATACCGCCCCTTTGGCGATGTGCAGGAGACGCTTTTTGAACTCGGCGGAGCTGGTGAGCTGATTGGCCGTGAAGGTATCTTTCACCGCTGGTCGGTTCGGCATGTTGACCTTCACATAATACCAGGACTCGTCTGTAGGCTCAGAGCGCTGGAAGTAAAGCGGCGTCAGCCAGCAGTTGGCGATTTCAGTGACGCCACCGGACTCTTTGACGGCCTTTTCTTTGGCTTCCCACTCCATCACCACTTCTGTGCCGGTATTGGTGATGCGCTCATAGGCTCTCATGTAACGGTCAAGATCCAGCTCAAACCAGTACATGCGGGAATTATGCTCAAAATAGAACGAATGCCACTCGTTATGCTGATGCATAAGCAGCGCTTTTTCAGTCGGGCTTTTCGCCAGCAGAATATCGCCGTAGTAGCGATAATTTTTGATGTCAGATTTACTGAACCGACCTCGCAACAGCAGGTCATTCCAGTCCAGACCGGAGGATGATTTCACCGGCTGCGCCGCGCGAACCTTCCAGCCAGCAGCTTCACTACGGGCAGCAAAGGCCAGCGTGTGCTTTGTGCCGGCTCTGTCACCATCGAACGCCCATATCAGCCGTGGGCGCGGCTTTTCACCCAACTCTTTAGCCAGGGTATCCAGCGCCGCCAGCGGATAGTTGTTGCTGCTCAGCGTGGCCACTGCGGGTAAACCTGCCTGACACAGGCTCAGCGCGTTAAAAATCCCCTCGGTGATCCAGATTTCGTTCACTTCCAGCAGGTTGATGGATGGCGGTACCCACCAGTGACCAACGTAGCTCCCCCGGATGTTCGCTTTCTGCTTGCCGAAGCGCTGAGGCTGGTCAATGAGGCGCTCCCACGTCGCACCACAGGCCAGCTTAAATTTGACGGTTGCCGAACCCATGTTGTCTTTGGCAAATGCCCCCTGGGTAAAGCAGCCCTTCAGCGGTTCAGTCTCCAGCCCCCTGGCCTCGCGCAGATACGCCTCAGCAGCGGCGTGTGGGGATTCAGCCGTGGTCTGGTATCGCTTAGACCAGTCCTCAAAGATATCCGGATACTGCTCTTTAACGACGACCTGATGGCCGCAGTTATTTTCGCGACCACATTTCAGGATCCAGGGCTTATCTATACTGGTGAATAATTCGCGCTTATGGCATTTAGGACAAACGCCCTGCTGCAAATATTTATCCCGTTCCTTGAATTCAAAATCCCGAACGAGTCGGCGCACAACGTCCTGCTGTATTGTGGCATTCATAATTAATCCAGACGTAAAAAGGTGTGAAAGGCAAAAAGCTATAGCCGGTATTGCTTGTTGTATCGCTCATGCGTCATTAATACCCATCGCTTACCGCCATCTTTACTGAGTAGACGCCAGCGCAATGACACATTCACTTTTAAATAGTGATGCGGCTTAACAACCTGATAATTCTTTTTGCCACTGTAATATTCACCTAATAAAGTGAAAGCTTTATTCATGACGCTTTCACTTGCATGAGAGGTCACTGTAAGCATGGTTATTTCACACTGGCTATTTTAACGAGATACATCCAGACGTAAGAGACAACTTTAGCCTGATGAATGGCATCATATAAGGCGTGGTGTTTGACACCCTCAAACTTAATAATGTTTCTGACATTAAGCCCAAGCGTTTTAGACAGCTCAACAACCGTTCTCACATCCCGGTCGTTCCAGTAGTACCACAACGGGTCAGCAAAACCGCACTTATCTGCTGCATTACGCAAAATGACATTATCGAAGGCTGCTCCGTTCCCCCACACCTGAACCTTTGAGGGGTCAGAGTGCTCAGTGATGAAAGCCTCCAGACTCGCTAACGCCAGCGGTAAATCCAGACAATCATCATTCAGCAGCTCACTGCGCGCCTCGGCATCCTGACGCATCCACCACAATACCGTTTCTGACCCCATCGTCAGGCCATATCCAACACAGCTACCCAGGCTAACACGTTGATAAAACTGCTCACCCATTTCCCCTGTTTCAGGGTTAAAGAATACTGCACCGATAGAAGCAATCGCAGAAGTCGGTTTATTATCCATTGTTTCAAGGTCAATCATTAAATGTTTCATATCGATTCCTTAACGTTGAGTAGTGGCAACAGGTTTAAGATGTGAGTTATTGCTTTTTAAAGCAGACGTAGCCAGTGACATAAGACCAGAAATATTATTTCCTGTTGGTATATTCCCGCCAAACACCATAAGCGTGATTTTATGTAATTCTTCAAAATCGTCACTATCGTTATTAAAACGCGCGGTGGAGGTTATCCCCTCAAGGCATTTTGCCAACTGAATATTCAGCTCCATTAATTGCAAACCATCGCTATGGACTGAGTAAGTCTCTTTATCAATTGCTTTTGCCTGTGCATGATAATTTTGCAAAAGACTACGAATCAGAGTGGCATATTTAGTTTTCATAATAAGACCCAATGATATTAAGTTTATTAACGAGCACTTTTATCTATCGTGAATAAACGGTTCTTCCAGTCATGCCATTCAGGCGGCGCAATCTGAGCCAAATGAGCTGCATAAGCATCCCATTCACCTCTGTGAATATAAATTTCCCCACCTTTCTTTGATGGGTTCAGAGGGTCTTTCATACGTATCACCGGCAACTTTCCTGCCGTAGCCATTTTGCGAATCGCTGCGGGAGTTTTGCCAATATATGAGGCAAAAAGTTCTGGTGTTACCAGGTCTGAAAGCGCTTTCTCTGCTGGCTCCTTCATCTGTGGTATCCTCCGTTAGTTTGGGTTCCTAGGGCGCTTTAGGGCGTATTAGGGTTTGTTTTAGTCTTCAAATGAAGACTCAACGCAAGGATAGTCTACACGTGAATACCTCGTCAAGAACTCATGCTCAGAAATTGCGACAAATCAGGAAAGCTGAAGGGCTAACGCAATCATCATTCTCGGAGATAATTGGTATTGCTTTGAGTACGGTTAAGAACTATGAAAGTGGCCAAAGAGAGGCTGGGTTAGCAATCATTGATGTGATACTGAATCACCCGCGATTCGAAAAATACACTCTCTGGTTAATGACCGATAAGACGGCACCAAGCGCGGGGCAGATATCCCCGTCTCTCTCCCCTGATGGGCACGACAACACAGCATCATCCCGCTCCACCCGGAAAACTGGCTAACCATCTGGTTTTTCTATGCGTTAGCGCAAAATTTACATAATGATTTCGATGCAGGAGGGGATTTCCATGTCAATTAAAAAACTTGATGATGGGCGATATGAAGTAGACATCAGGCCGCAGGGTGCACAAGGAAAACGAATCCGTAAAAAATTCAGCCGTAAATCAGAAGCAGAGATTTACGAAAGATATGTGCTCACTAATTTCCATAATAAAATCTGGATATCTCGCCCTTCTGATAAACGCCACTTATCAGAACTGATTACCCTTTGGTGGCATTACCATGGTCGAAACCACAAGTACGGGGAGTCGTACAAGCAGCGGCTTGAGAAGATAGATCGCGAGATGGGATCTCCTCGCGTTTATATGCTCACAAAAAAATTTCTTATGGGGTTTCGCGCGGAGAGATTACAACAAGTTTCCCCCGGAACACTTAACCGCGACCTTTGTATTCTTTCCAGTGTATTTGAGCTACTCGCCAAAGTTGAAGAGTTTCATGCCGATAATCCAATCCACGAAATCAAAAAGCTAAAGGTTAAATCTAAGGAGATGTCATTTCTCCAAGATGAAGAAATCGCCCTTCTGCTTGAGGCTCTGACGGGTGATGAACGGCGAGTTGCAGTTCTCTGCCTTAATACTGGCGCACGGTGGGGTGAAGCCAGTAGTCTCAGGGCTGAAAACGTAGTAAATAATCGAGTCACTTTTGTTGAAACAAAAACAGGGCCACAGAGAACGGTGCCTGTCTCTCAGGAAGTAGCAGATTACATACTGACACGTAAATCAGGACTGCTTTTTGATGTTAAGTATTCAACCGTACGTAGCGCACTAAAGCAAATAAAGCCCGGCTTACCACGAGGGCAAGCAGTGCATGTTTTACGCCATACCTTCGCTACTCATTTTATGGTTAACGGCGGTAACATCATCACTCTTCAGAGAATCCTCGGTCATACCAGAATCGAACAAACTATGGTTTACGCGCACTTCGCCCCGAACTACCTAGCAGACGCTATCAATTTCAACCCATTGAGAGGCGGAGTGTCCATATCGTGA